GATTTTACTGAATAAGAAAAAGCATGATAGTAATCATTATCATGAACTCTTTGAATCTCGTCATTCAAGAATCCAGTATTAGTTTGCCAACCATTATCAACAATATTAAAATAATTAAGATTATATTTCGATTCAAACTTAATTTTTTCTTTTATTATACCTTTTGCACCAGTTGGAGGTGTATATTGATTTTGAGTTCCGATTCTTTCTCCTCTAAATTTTGTTTGTTCAATTATTTGACCAATTTCAAATTCTCTATTGCTTTCAACTGTTAGATATTTACTAGAATTATTCCAATTTGAAACTGCACCTTTTACCACAGTTCCAGAACTATCAACCATTTGAATATCATCACCAATTCTAAAATCAGTTGGTTGTAGTTTGATATCAAACTGTGGAAAATATTTTTCAGGAACTAATGTTGCATTTGATTTAACTGCGTTGAATACACCGGGAAACTCAATATTCTTTTCCAGAAAATCTGACATGTTATAAGTAACCACTCCAAAACCACCATAATTTGGAGTTACACTTGTTAAAGTAAACAATGCATAATCATAATCTGATGAATTATATCCTGAAGCTGTGGAACCCACTCCAACACTTACATTTTCAACTAAAACTTTATCACCCACACTAAATGGGAAAGGATCGATATATTCACCTATAGCGTTTAAAGTTCCGCTAAAAGTATTTTTCATTGTGACTGTTACTTCTTGAGTGTTATTATCATAAGTAACATTTTTTGCTCTTATTCCGTTTGGATTACCTATTGGAATAATTGTAGGAGTTGAATCATTTAGTGATTCGGTATTTTCTAATATTTCAACTATTTCTTGTTCAGGTCTGTATCTTAAATCAATATCTGTTACAGGTTTTTTAGTAACTCCGTCTATCACAACTAAACTTGGATTTTGATTGTAACCTTTTCCAAAGGATGTTATTCCGATTGATTTAAAACCACTTAATGGAGTAATTCTAAGCACTTGTGGAAATAGAGCTTCAGGTTTTAAAGTCGAATCAGTAGGATAATCAAATCCAATATTTTCTAAAGATATTTTTGTTGGTTTACCTATTGTTGATGAGAATGTCTCAACAACTGCTCCGTTACCCAAATCAGATGTTATCGTAGTTATTCCGGGAACAATTTGATATCCACCACCAGATTCAGTGATTGTTATTTCATCAATAGATCCGTAAGCACTGGTAGATATTGTTGAGTATCTTAAAGTCGATGTTGTTGGTGAGTAAGAATCTGACTCAGGTGCATCTTCTAAATCATACGTGAAAGTAGTAGACCCTGTTGAAATGATATTGAATTCCCCACTGTAAATACTTTCCCTTGTTGAAATATTATTGTTTAATAAAACTTCATCATCTATGGATATTTCTTTATTTTCAGTTAAATTATCTGATACGTTTACTGGTGATAATTTATAGTATAAATTTTTTGGAGTATTTTCATTAATTTTCAAAGTTACTTTTGCATCACCTGTAACACCAATTGTTCCAGTTCTTGTTACATCGAAAATATTTGATAAACCACTTGTTTCATAAATTTCATTAAATTTTTGATCTTTATAAAAATCAAAGTAGAAAGCAGGATATGATGTAGCACTCTGTGTATATGATAAAGATGAATCACTTAAATCAAAGATAGCGTTAGATCCTTTATAAAATACAAAAGGTGGATTGATTGGAGAAATAGTTCCATCTCCAGTTGAAGATAAACCAACAAATTCTGGAAAATCTTGAGATAGTTGATATTTACTATTGACAAATTTTAAAGTATTCTCATCTACAACATAAACATAATACTCTCTGTTATTATCTAAACCAATCGGATCATCAGACGTATGAATTACTTTTGCTCCTGTTGTTAATTTATGATCATTAATGTTTATTGAATCTCGAATACCACCTGTGGCTGCACCAGTGACTATTCCTGCAGCAACATAATCTAGAGGATTGAACACTGCTTTACGACGGACTTTATTATATTTGACTGTTATTGTTGTATTAATTCCAGTATTTACATCTACGAAAACAGTATCATTATTTGTCAAACCATGAGTGCCAGTTCCTACTACAGTGACCACGTTTCGAGTAATTGATCCAGATACTTTATTTCTACCTTTCACTCTTAAACTGTGAATTGATCCAATACCAACGTCTAAGAATTGTATTTCTTCAAAAGTGGGAAGTGTCCCTGTTAATCCTAATCCAAATCTTACACCAGTTGATCCTATTCCAACTTTGACTGTAGATAATCCTATAAGATTATCAGTCTTTCTAATTACAAACAAAGATGTTCCAATACCGACCGTGGTATCAACAGTGGGAGTCGCAGAGAAGAATTTGACTTTAGGTGCTGTTTCAGATCCATTAACACCATTTAACTCATAATTGACAACATCACCAGTTTTTAATCCATGTTGCGGTAGGAAAATCGACCCTCTAGGTATCACTCTAGTAGATGGCCCTGCACCCGGATTATTGATGGTAATTGTATTTCCTATTCCAGTTTCATTATCAGGATCTGAATGAGATGTTCCAATTGAATTTGAAGGATTAAAGTATATCTCTCTATCTTCACTAACAGGGAAACTTGTTACGATTCCAGAAGAGAAGGTAAACACTCTAGGTATTTCTTCAAGAATAGTTGATTGAGTATGAGATACTCCAACTGCTTCAACTGGCCTTAAGACTCTGATTCGAGAAGAGAGATTATCAACTTCCAATACCTTTACTATTTCTGTTGAAAGACCTACTTTAAATCTATCGTTAGGTCTAATGCCTCCTATATTGCCTTCAACGTTGAAGAATGTAACTATACCTGTTGCACCAGCGGTTCCGATTCCTTGTGATAAAATAAGTTTTACAGAACTGATTCCAATATTATAAGATCCAATTAATTCTGATTTTGTTGTTGAAAGGCCTCCAACATTAACAGTAACTCCATTTTGAAGATTAAGTGATGTGGATGCTATACCAACAATGGTTTTTCCAGAGTCTCTGTAAAACTTTATTCCAGAGATACTCTCCTTGGAAACACTAATACCTGAGATTGATCCTTTTAACCTAGTAACTTTAGCCTGTGCACCTAAAGAATTTGAAACATTTTGATCAAAGATCACTCGGTCATTCACTTTATAATTAACACCACCAGATGTTATCCCGACAGAATTTACACCACCTTTTGTAACGAAATCGATATTAGAATCTTGTTTTACAAATTTATACGATTCTGTTACATAATCATATCCACTAAAATCCTTATTCATCGCAAGTGAATATGAATTCCTTATTGCGTTTGATTTATTAATATCAAAATCACTTTGATTAGAGACTCGACTAAAGTTAAATTTATTAGGTCGTGAGTTATACTTATCACCTATTAAATAAGGGAATACTGGTTTTTTAAAATTTTTGAATACTCCATCTGAAGCTGGTGTTGAATCAAAAGTGGCAAAGTAAGCGTATGTTCCATTTGGATATTCTGGAGTGATACAGAATCTTCCATTATTTTCATCAAGGACAGAATCATCGTTTGATGTTTTAAAAGTAAAATCTTCTACAAAAAATTCTGGTGGAAATGCGCTAACGGGAGGTCTATTATCTTTCTTGCTTGCTTCCTCAACATATCCAGATTTAATTTGAACTATATCACCACCGTCTCTTCTTGAATATCCGTATGGCCCATAAATTGGATTCCCATCATATGCCCATCCTAATATAGGAGAGTGTTGATCGCTGTTACTTTCAACTCCGTTTATTATGGATAAATCTTTTTTACCAAAAAGGATATTTCCATCCGCATCATTTGCATATGATATTTTTCTTAAATTTCTTGGTGCATAAGCATATGAACATTGAAGTCCAAATAAACGATTTGTTGGTGTGCTTATAAAAACATCATCATCATTTAGATTTGATAAATTTTTTCTAAATTGGTTGACTCTCCATTTTTGTAGAATTGGTTTAAATCCTGCATCTTTACCGGAAGCATCTACCCTCACACTTGTTGAGGTAACACCATATCCAATACCACCGCTTTCAATATTGACTGAAGTAATTGTTCCAGAAGAGTTTATTTGAGGGGTGAGTTTTGCATCTGAACCAACACCTAATACCACTAAATCTGGTGGTGAATTGTAATCAGTTCCACCATAACTTACACTTACATCAACGATTCTACCGTTTGCCACCACTGGTGTGATAACAGCGTCTCTTCCTGTATTTAAATTAATTTCAGGAACTCTGTTAAAGTTAAGTACCTCAGAAGAACCATAACTTACACCAGTGTTTGTCAATTGTAATGAAGTTATCTCTCCTCTAAAAATAGGCTGAACAGATGCCTCAAACGTATTACCAGATATTGATGATATTCCAACTCTACCAATAACCTCTACGGATATTGGTGGATAATTAAATGTATGAGTTCCAACTCCAACATTTCTTAATTCATTAAACTGATTCGTTTTAAAATAAAAATCACTTGCTGTTGTTCCAACTCCAACAGCAGTTAATTTAAATTGATCTTCATTTATGACTGAAACATAATATTCTTTATCAGTTGATAATCCATCAATTGCTGTTCCGTTTACTGAATACTTTACAATTTCACCTGTTTTATAATCATGATTTTTTATATTAATTACATTTAAAGAAGTGCTTATACCAGTTGTCTCACATGATCTTTCTTTATTTTCATAACCTGATCCCTCATCTAAAACAACGATAGAACTTACAATAGCTTTCCCATTTAAAGATTTGAATGATTGAACACCACTTCCAAAATCTGTAAATGATATCGCATTTACTCCTGCAATTGCCTCATCATAACTTTTATGTAATTGAACAGTATATTCTGATACTGAAGACACATAGTATGTTGCCTGTGTTGCTAACCCTACAATAGGAATGCTTCCCAGAGGGTCATATACGACTCTCTCACCGGGTCTAAATCGATGATAGGTAGTAAATCCTATAGAAGACGTATTTATTCCTGCAGCATCTAATTTAACAGTTCCAAGTCCAACACCATCACCATTAATGATCAATTCATGTGGTACATTACTTAATTTTGCTGCAGCGTTTGCACCGATTCCATTTCCACCTGTAATTTTTATAATTGGTTCTTCAACATAATCAAAACCAGAGTCTAATATTCTTATCTCTTGAAGAGAACCTCTAACTGCAGCCTTCGCAGTCGCTCCACTTCCAACAGCATCATTTATGGAGATGACCGGAGGATTAATTACGTCAAATCCCTCCCCACCTTTTACTACATTTACAGATTCTAAAATTCCAAAGTAAACGAAGTCTTTCGATTTGTAATTTAATGTCTCTACACCATCAACTAATATTCCGGTATATCCAGGCTTTGTCTCAACTTTTTCTGAGTCATTTATTGGTAACGATACCTCACGAACTAATTTTTGAGGTTCAATAACTTTCTCGTGAAATTCATACTTTTCAATATCATTTGATGAAATTGTAACAGAATCAACTCCACCATCAGGATTTACTTTAGTAAATATTCCACTGTAAATATCTGATTGACTCTTAGCAAACTTAACTGTGTTTGCATCTATCCTTTTTACATAATATAAACCTTCAGCGAATAATCTACTAATAATATACTCTTGTCTTATCGTTTTACCTTCAGAATCAATTGTGTTTACCTCACCTTTTTGAGGTGTATAATACACAGCGTCTCCAGTAAAATAATTATGGTCAACTTGATCAGATATTTTTATTTCTTCATCATTACGATTATAAGTGCCACCAAAAGTTAATTTTTGCGTTTTAGGATTTAACTTAGAATTACCAGTGAAAGGTAGTGATGATGATGCAACATAAACTTTATTTTGACCTTCAATCGGATCGATTGTATTATGAAAAAATGGAACATGTTTTTCACCAACCATCATGGTTCCTTTTGTAGGATGTTCATGAGATGGGCCATAATATGGGACACCATTTACTGTTCCACCATCTGGTTTAATATAAATGTTTTGAATATTAGCAGTAAATTTGTTTAAATCTGAATGTATGTCAGAATCAACTTTTGAAATTCTTCTACTTACTTTTGTAATTTTTGTTGGATCAGATATTCCAGTTCCTGTTATTAAACATGTATTCCTATCAAAAACATCAGTGACAATGTATATTTTATTTGATGCTGGTTCAAAAGAGGAAGTTATTTTGTCACCCCATTGAGTGCCCTCTGCTAATGTTTCATGAGTTGTAATTTTATCACCAATCCGAAGAATATTAACATCTTGAGTGACCAATTTGTATGTGTTATTTACAGAATCAACAATTTCTAAAGACTTTACAACATAACTTTGAGCTGAGTTAAATAACCAATTATTTTCTTTTATATTACCTCCTATTTTACCTAAATTCTTAATTTTTATTTTTGATCCTATTGATTGATTATTAACATTTGGTGGAATAATAAAATTGCTCAAAACTCCACGTATCTTTACTCGAATACCATCATCATCAGTGCCATCCGATGCATATGCAAAAGTATTTTGATCAATTGCAGTGTTGTCAGATATTGTCGCTACAATCCCAGTTGTATTGATGCCTAAAAACTGATTTATTGTTTTATCTGAATAAGTACAAACTCCAGATGCTCCGTTTTCATATAAAAATGATAAAGTTCCAGAATTAGGGAATCCTAAAGTTGAATCCACATCAATGTATGTTTGAGCAGCACCAACTTGTCCAATTATTTTTGTTTTGGCATGGTTTGAAAATTCTCCATAAATTAAATTTGTCGATCCACCGGTGGCTGGTGATGCATCAATACTTAATTTAAAATATTCCTCAGTTGCAATTCCTACAGAAATTTTTTCGACGGATGCGATTGGAGCATATGCTTTCGATATATTTTCAAACTCATTTTGATATAAAGTGCGATTAATAAGAGTCTCAGGATCACCAAAAACTGATTCTACAATAATATCTCTTGATTTTATATAATTTGCATTCGATGGTGATATTACATCATCAATTGGACGAATTATATCAACTTTTTCCCCATATAAAGCTCCAAATAAAATATTAAATGACTCATCAGTTCCTCTTGTAGAGTAAAAATCTTTTACTTGACGTATGAATTGTGCTTTATTGACTTTTTCGTTTAAATCTTTTTGAAAACCATACAAAAATTGGTTTTTTGTTTTTTTTAAAAATTCATCAAGAAATAAAACACTTAAATTTTCGACTACAGTATTATTTTCATGATTTTGAGCAGTTGAAGTCGAAAAAACAAGATTTTCTGGATCAGAGGGATTACGAAATGATGTAATTCCACTAAATCCTCTTTTACAATTAACAAAACTTATATCTGTCTTACTTTCATATGTAATAATCTCATCATTTATTTTTATGAGTCCGTAATTATCAGGAAATCCTGTTGTGTTTGTTACAAAGATTGTAGAAGTTGTAATTCCAGCAGATGCGGTTGTATTTGTAGACTTAATTAAACTTCCACATTCACTTAATTTAATATAAGAGTCAATATTTTGAATTAAATCAACCGGCCCACCTTGATACTCTTGTCCTTGATAATATTGTGACAAAAAATCGCCAACCAAGGGAAAATCCTCTTGCACATAAGAGGGTAATTGGTTTTTAACTATCTGATTTAACTTAACTCTCTTTTCAGACATCTTTTATCGTACGATGTTTCCATTTTTGTAACTTGTTGTTACAGTATATGTTGATCCTGATGGATCAGCACCAGAACTGATCTCATCGACAACCATGTCAACAAAACTACTATCTAATTGTAAGTAAAGATCTTGCAATCCAATGATATCATTTGATTCGGGAGTGGCTGATATCTCCAAAATTTCAACATTGTCTTTTGTTTTACCTGATACTATATTTATGGGGTCTAAAGTGATGCGTCCTTTCTTATAATCAATTACACCAATATTTCTTCTTTGAATTACAGGTGTTGATGATCCCTCATTTAGGGAAAATAGTGAGATTTGCCCTTTCTCTGCAGTTGAGTCAGGAACGTCATACAAATATACATCAGTATTGATATTCAAAACACGAAAAGCACTAGAACGTATATTAAACCCACTCACAGACTGAACGTGAAACTCATTTCCAAAGTCAATTGAGTATTCTGCAACCTCAGAGATAGCTAATCGAAGATCTCTTCTCATTTCGACGGTTGTGATATTAGATGTAACTGATTCATGACTTGAATCAATAACTTTTAAGAAGCGACTATACTTAAATCTTGCTCCATATCTATTTAATTCAGATGATTCCGCATACGCAGTTAAATCTCTTTGTACTTTTGTTGATACGAAAGATGCACTTGGTGCTAAATTCGTATTATAATAAACTTTACTGTTTGTTTCGATAAACAAGTACTTCAAATCAAGTATCTCTGGCACTATTCCAGCGACAGAGTATCTTTTTAAGTCTCTTTTTATATTTTGTTTGATCAAATTTGGAACAAAATCACCATTTCTTGGTTTAATACTTATAAAAACCTTTCCATATTGAGGAGGAACAAGATCTTCACCACCAAATACTGAGATTGATTCCGTTTCTGGGTAAATTTTGTTTGGAATTAAGACTTCATAGTCACTTGCACTTAAAGCTCTGTTCTGAGTAGCATAAACTTGAGGTGCAAACTTACGAATTGAGTCAATACTCTCAATACTTTCACCACCACTTGAGGGCAAATTTGGTGTTATTAAAGAAATTCCACTTGTAACAGAAATTTCAACAGAATTTCTTACATAAGAGATGCTACCAGCGAATGAAAAACTGCTCACACCGTTTCCGTCTGATCCAGTTGACACGATGTATGACATTTCAACTACATTTCCATCTTCAAGTGCTTTTCCAAACACACCATCACCAAAAATAACTTCATATTGCTCTCCCTCAACCTCTTGGATGAAGTAAATATTTGAATTTTTATTAATTACTGATTTAGTTACATTATCAAACAGTTCATCTTGCCTTGAATACTTTGTAGTCACAGAAGATTGTGATGAAGGTCTAACAGAAACTACTAAACTATCCAAATCTATTCCAATATTTGGTAAAATAAATTTTTGAAATGGATTTCGTGTTGAGTAAATATATGATTGTGTTAAATATGACCCCTCAAATATCTCTATATTATTAAAACTTGCTATACCATCAACAACAGAGACCGTAATGTCCTCTGGAATGCCAAAAATAAACGATTGATTGTTAAATGACCCACCTGTGCTTGCAACAGGCCCTGCTTTTAAGGTTAAATTTGCTGGAGTTGGTGAAACTGATGATATATCTACAAAAAAATTAACTGTGGTTCTTGATGCTTTTCTTGATCGAGGTACATATCCGATATTTCTTGCTAATGCAACAACATTTTCACGCAAAGTCGCTGAATCGATGAAAACTTCATTCGATATCATGTTTGCATTATAAGAAGTAATGTAAGTATTGTAAGCTAATACGTCTAAAATGGTTGAAAGATTAGATCCTTCAAAATCGTAGTCAGTAAAATCTGAATTACTTTGAATGTAATCCCTGAGAGTTGTCTTAATCTCATTAAAATCAAGATTTGTAAAATTTATTAGTGACATTTATCGGGTTGGAAGTAACACAAAATCTAATTGTTGAGGTGGAATATCAACTCCTACGATTTCATACGTAATTGTAACATTCATTTCATTCTCTGCCGGATTAGGCTTTACAAAAACTTGCCCCAATTTGACTCTTGGTTCGTAATTTATAATCGAACTTCTTATTTCATCACGAATTGTTATTGCAGAGGACTCATCTACAATCTCAAAAAGAGATTCTGATATTTTTGAACCAAAATCAGGTTGAAAAAACTTCTCTCCGGGTTGTGTAAATACAATATTTCTAATTGAACGGGCAATCGCACTCGAATTCTTCAGACCAATAAGGTCATTATTAAGAGGATTAGTGTCAAATGACATACTAATATCCTTATATTTCTGATTTACCCGCTGTTGAGGCATTTAGGTGTAGTTGATCTAACTTATTTATACCTAAAAATTTGGTATGTCGTCAGGTTGTGCCTTTTCTTTTGCTGTTTTCCAAAAATAATTCTCATCATTGCCAAGGCCGTCACGATCATGACCGTTTTCGACCTGATAGTATACTGTTGAAACCTTAAAATCAGG